GCCAATAGCACAGTTATACCGGAAGCAGCCACAGCTCTTAAATATGACTTAATTGCTGCCTTGTGTTTGTTTGATAGTTTCATGCTTTGCCTCCTAGTAGTGGGATGTTAAAGAACTCTCCAGTTTGTTTTGGGTGAAATGAAATATGAATATGCTTGGTGTGAGGATTGATTCCCTTGTATTTACGCCAACGCCAGTTTAAGAGTTTGCTGGCAATATGATGATTATGGATAACATATTTGATTCGTTTATCTGTTTTGCCAGCAATTCGAATTTGATCGGCAAGGTAAGCAGACATGCCCTCGGCTTTACCTAAATCAGCTGTGATGTCAATGGCACAAACCTCACCCGAAGGCAAGGCGTTGTGATCCGATTTTACTTTTTGATGCCTAGCGTCTGAAATCCAACCATCCGATTTTCTAGATCTATCGGCAAAACTGTCATCGATCTGCTCACGCAGTTGCACAGCTGCTTTAGATAACCAAGGTTTCATTACAAACCTAAAGCTTGTAAATCCTCAACAGTTAAACCAAGGGCTGCAAGTTTTGCCTGTGCTGCTTCTTTGGCTTCCGCTTTTGCTTGGGCTTGGGCTTTGCGGGCTTCGGCTTCGGCTTTGTCTTTTTGATATTGTGCAAACTCAATATCATTCATTTCTCGTTCAATTATTTCGCCAGTTTCAACATTATGAATTGATTTTTTCATTATTTTACTCCATATAAAACATAAGAACCAGCATCAAAATTTGATGCGCCGTAGATAGTAATACTTGTTATAGCATCTGTTACTTTCCAACCCATAGTTGTATAATAAGTATTCCAAAAAGTAGCACCGCCGTCTTTGAATACGCCTATTGCCGTAGCAGTTTTGTAAGTAGTTGAATTAGCGTAATCAAATATAGTTATGATTAATTGATTTTCACCAGCAGTTGAATCTACATCACCTTCAGTAATAAAAAAGCCAGTACCTATTTGAGCAAAAACACTCGCTGCACTTTCGCCCGTTTGCTTAATTCCACTCTGAGGATAATTTGAACCAGTATTAGAATTAAATCGCATTAAAAGGTTTACATCATCCACAGTATCAAAATCTCTTAAAACTAATTGTAAATTATTATATGAACCGCTAATGCCTGTAATATCAAAAGTTGCCACACCTGTTGGGAAATTAGCGGCTGCTAATTGTGTCATTCCACCGCTAACAGGAGCAGCCCAACTTGGAACTCCGCCTGCGACTGTAAGCACATTTCCTGTGCTTCCAATTCCAAGTCTTGTGTTTGTGTTTGCTGTTGATGAACGATATTCAATATCGCCAAGAGTTGTTGAAGGGTTTAATGCTTTGGTTGTTGTATCAACAGATGAACCAAGCGTGCGAATTGCAGCTGCGCCATCCTTGACTAGAGCTGTGTCATCTGGTGTTGTCCAGCCATAATTAGTAGTGGTTGCCATATTGTCCTTTATCTCAGGCTACGATTGTAGCGTATTCCCATGTCAAAGTTGGATCAATGGTGTTCCATGCCTCGGTAATTGGCACAGTATTCCAGCGCATCGCCACTTGGCTAAACGCCACCGGTGAAAGATTGATGGTTAGAAATAATTCATTAAACCTTGTGCTCCAACGCCAACCCTCGACATACCCCTCAAATTCGCCACCTGAAATTTGGTCAGGCAGATTTTGGATGTTTAAGGGTTGACCCACAAACACACCCAAAAGATTATCTCGATCGTTGTTGTCAATCTCTGAATTGGTGATTGGAAAGGTTATAGATTGAAAAGCTGGTAATGGAAAGGCACGCTGAGCAATGTATCTATCCGCAACCTCTTGAGCATCTACACCTGAATGAATAGCGGATTGAATGCTTTGTGCCTTGTAGCCATAAAGGGCAATCGATTGTGGACTTGATGCAATTGCCTGTGAGTTAAAGTTGTTTCCATAATTAATATAAATATCGTTGCGAATATCGCCTGATCTTGTGATGGTTGATAATCCTTGACCTAAAGCATGCCTACCATCTAAATCAACATAACCATTGGCTGCTAAATAAGTCTGCCTGTGGTCTGCATCTGCATAACCAATATCTCCATTAGGTGCTTCATAAAGATAACCAAATGCGCTATCGGCAATAAAACTTGCAATGTTATAGACAGTATCAGGATCGGCTGATCTGCTAGACATTGTATAAAGTCCAGGTTGATCTATTTCACCTAAACCTTGATTACCTGCTGTTGCCCAAGTTTCAGTTGCGTCATAGGTTGCCCATGTTGTAGCTGCTGGCACATCATTCCAAGATGCAAGCAATACGCTGGATAGCAATTCATAAATCTGGTCGCCATCCTCATTTTGCGATAAATTGTCATTGTAGATTTCTTTGGCAAGTTTAACTAATGAACCCATTGCTAAGATTGAGTAATTAACAACAGTTGCCAATGCTCCAGTTCTTTGCACCGCAACAGTCAAATCAGTAACATTGCCTCCAAATAAAGTGACATAATTTCCAGAACTGTTTTTAACTTGTAGGCTTAAACTGTCATTAATGTCAAATGGTAAAGTTTGTCCAGATAATGCAATTAATGAAATTTGTAAATAAGACGGGTTTGGTTGAGTGTAAATATCTGTGCGACCTGCTTGATGTGCAATATCGCTTATAGCAATGTTGGTGTAATCAACACCAGCAACAGTCAGCTTCCAGTCAGGCGTCCAAACGGTCATTATTGAAACACAATTCCTCTTGAACCGCCAAATGTCGCCGTTGATCTTGCTGAACTATCAACAAGCACTTTTTGCACAGCTCTTGCAGCACCCTCTGGATCTATTGCTTGAACTGAAATGTTGTTAATAACAGTTGGCTGAGTTTGAGCACCACCCGTAGAAACAGTAGGCAATCCTCTTTCTCCAGCTCGATAATCAAAATTTGATCCTGAACTGCCTATTCTGTTTAATGACGCAATGTCTTGTCCGGGCTTCACAAGATTAATTCCTCGGATAACAGTATTAATTGCATCAATAATGAAGTTCAAAACTGGTGTTATTGCTCCTGCAATTGCGCCAAACGCACTAATAATTGCTGCTGCCGCTTTTGCTCCAACATCGATCACGAAGCTAAAGACCTTACCCAAAATAGGTAAAACAACAGTTTGCAATAACTTCACAAATGCATCAAAACTTTCCTTGTTGTCATCAATGGCTTTTTTAACAACTGCCCAAGCATCCTGAAACTTATTAACAATTGGAACACCATATTGAAATATGTAACCAATCAATTTTTCAATAATTGGAAGTAATGCTTTGCCAACAGTTTCCTTAGCTTCCTCAAAGCCTTGCTTTAATCTGTCAATTCTGCCTTGAAATGTTTCGGCATTCGCAGCTGCTGCACCGCCATAAAGGTCGCTTAAAGCTTTTTGCGTTTGTGTAAAATCCATTGCCTTTAGATCGGCAGCCGATAAACCAATTCCTAATCTAGCAAGTTTTGTATCTTGTCCTTCATAGGCTTTTGATAATGCTTCGGTGATAGTTCCTAAATCTTTACCTGTTCCTTTTGAAACATCTAACGCCAAATTTAATAATCTTTGAGATGCATTAACGTCTTTTGTCGTAACTGATAATCTTTGAAATGCGTTTCTTAAATCATTATCAGCAACACCGGTCGCCAATTGTGTTTTTGATATATACTCCTCAGTTGCCTTTATTTGGGCATCAGTAGCCCCTGTGGCGGTCTTTAAGGCACTTGCTAATCTAAGTTGTGCCTGTTCATCCTCAATGGCTGATTTGACGCCATCAATGGCTAATTTGCCGGCATAGGCAACCGCAGCAGCAGCAGCGACAGTAAATGCGAGAGCAGCCTTCTTACCAAACTCTGAAATCTTGCTTGCGTTACTTTCAACTGCTTTGTCAGCATCGCCTAACTTCTTTTTTAAGTCATCAACATCGGCGAGAATTGATAACTTTAATGTGCGATTACCGGTTGCCATTAGACCCATTCCTTAATAATGCGATTGAAAGCCTGTTCCCATTTGTTAATCAATTCAGGCTGAATTCTGCGAAGCGTTGGATAGATAAACCACCCTCTCGAACCTCTGCCTTGCCTTCCTGAATATGCAGGGAACTGCTTGAACTTATTAGATCCAAACTCAACACCACCCCATAAGGTTTGCGTTGTAGCCCCACCTGAAAACTTTTGTCTTGCGAAACCATAACGGAACTCACCGATTTTGCTGGATTTAGAAATGCTAACTCCGTCTGCGACCCTTTGCGCAACTTCGCCAGCCTTTGTTCGACCTCTAGCTGCTTGCTTAATTTCCTCTGATGCAAAATACGCCAAAGCAGCAGATTGACTTCTTGCTTCCTCTGTTGCTTGGTCATCCATAAGTTTGAATGCTTTGTAAATATCACGCAAATCGTTTTTATTGTATGCGATAGTTTCACTTGCCATGCCTCGCCTCCAATACTTCGATTGCTGTTAAAATGTCCTCCGCTTCAACCCATTCTCTCATTGGAATCTGTGTGGCTATTGCCAACTCAACCAATAATCTGCTTAGGCTTCCTGCTGGATGACTTTTGGGTCTGCATCACCGACTATTACATCGCTGACTGTTTCCATCCATATATCAAAACCTTTTACTGGCTTTCCTGCTGCTTCTCGCTTGTGTGCGTTGTAAGCCAAAAACATCAGATCCCACATTCCAAGTTTTTCTTTTGCTTGGCTTATAGTGTTGCCAGTTGTCTTTTCCCATTTTGCCCACTCAGGTGGTTGGGCAATATAAGTTGCTTGCTCACCTGAGTTATATTCAATTGTAATTGGTAACTTCATTTGTTTGCTCCCGTTTGTTTATTGATTAAAAGGTTTCTGCTGGCACTCCGATAACTTGGAATGAAAGAGATACAGTTTGTGCATCTGGTGCAGTTCCACCAGCTGATGGCCACATTGGCAATACTTGGAAAGTAAATACTGCGCCGGATGTAGCTGTGAAAACTGTGTTGATTGCTGTGTCTGGTGCTGATTCGGCAGCGCTCCATAGGATCTCACAAAGTGATCCAGTTGCGCCCCAATCGGCTAGCATCTCAACTTCAAAGGTGAAGTTATTATCAGTTACCTTAAAGACTTTTCCATCTAGTGTCTGATAAGTCTGACGATCCATCTCGCCAGTAAGTGTTGCTGTTGTTGCTTGTGCATCG